TAATTATACCATTAAATAAAATCAAACCATACAGGCATAATATATCTTGATCCGTTTGCAGGAGAAACATGATACCAGTAATGGAAATTTCCAGGGAATAATACTAAATCACCAGCCTTCGGCTTAAATGATATGCCTTGATTAATAAAGTGTAGTTCTCCACCAGCATAGTCATCATTTAGGTATACCCATCCAGCCATGTGGTTTGAGTCTTTAGAACCCATATCGTCTATTGGAATGACTTGGCTATTGTTGTGTCTCCACTCAGCAAAGCGAGAATGCCTTGGTTTTACCACTACATTATATTCTTTTTGTAACATAGAATGAATACCAGGAACATACTTTTCTGGTAAAGCAAGGGAGTCGTAATATATTAGTGAAAGAGCCTCAGACTGTAGTGGTCTTATGTTGCTTGTTTCTGTTTCTCTAATAGATCTTATCATACTCTCACACTGTTCTTTAGTAAAATAGTTATTGAATACTTTTATGTTTTCTGGTCCGCTTCCAATAGCATTAAATTTATCACTAGTGGTCATATCAGCAGTAATAGGATTAGTCGTGGTTTCGCTCTCATCTTTATCAAAATCTTTTACCAACTTTAATAAGTTTCTGATATCTGCTTGATCCGTATGTATCATAAAATCATATACACCATATTCTGATGAAATTTCTTTTATCTTTTGTTTTACCTCAGACATTGTTCCTTTTACATGATGATGCTGTCTTCTTTCTGGCGCATTCTTATCATACTTAACATTCTGTTCATCATCTGGATGGTTAATGATAAGTGGATCAATAATTACTATTGGCTTTACTTTATCAAGATTAATCTTTTTAAACTGATCACTATATAGTAGATTATCATCAACATATGCATACTCACAGTGTTTGTTTGCTATCTCAATTGTAGTGTCTGAAGAACCAACAACTGCCATGTGTGTTTTATATTTGTGAGTCTTCATTAAGTTCACAAACTTATCCATCCAAACTGCAGATATTGCTACTCTTTTTTCTAAAGTATCAATCAGACTTGAGTCATGCATGTAATGATCTAAAACTAATTTTTCAGAAGGACCATTGCCTTCATCTCCCCATCTTCCAGCAACAAGGTTTACACCAATTCTTCCAGGTGCAAACTGATTCAAAGTGTCAACAACTTTGGCAGCATAGTCTGGACTTACTCCATATGCTGGCAAGGCAATTGTCATAATTAGTTGATTTGTTTTTTGTAATGCTTCTTGTATAACTAAAGAAAAGTCTATACCTCCTGGACCGTATGGAAGCAAGACAGACTTTACATTGGCACCATCTAATTCTTGTGCCATACCAAGAATTCCTTTAAGGTCTAGGTTCTCAGTACTATCATTTACCTGCCAGTGCCTTCTCCACATCCAGTGAAAAGTTATAGGTCTTTCGTTATTTTCCATTATTTGTTACTCTTCCTTTAGTTTTAAACCAAGAACCAATTTTAGACTTTGCAACCTTAGTTCTTAATAATTCTGCAAATGTTTCGTGAGAAATTTCTGAGCCCAGATACTCTTGACCAGTTTCAAGGTCGATCAATTTCCATTTACCAGGGGCTTTTGTATGTAAGATTAAATCAATTGGATAATCATAGTCGTTTACTTCTGACCCATCTAAAAGTTTCCTTTTTTTATGGCTGTCTTCAGATGGATTATTTATCATTACTCAATTATACCCTACGGTATCGTAAACCAAATAGGTATGGTGTATCTTACACCAGACAAAACTTCTTTTACTTCATGAGCATAGTGCATATTTCCAGGGAACATAATAAGGTCTCCCTTTTTTGGCTTAATAGTAACATCATGTGTTGCAAAACTTAACTCTCCACCTTCGTAATCATCGTTAAGATATACAAGTGTTGGTAGGTGGTTGTCTGTTACATATCCAAGATCATCAACATGGAGTGACAGTCTGCTACCAGCATCCCATCTAGCCATATTTAGTCTGTCTGTATCTTTCTTCCTTATGTTTTGATAATCGTATGCCTTTTTTACTTCGTCCAAAACTCTTGAAAAAAGGTTGTACTTATCTATAATTCCTTGATAGTTGTGTATCCAAGATGTAGGGTTGCCATTCTCATCTTTTTGAGAAACAAAACTAGTTAGGTTTTCTTCTTTGCCTTGGCTCAACAAATACTCAATCTCTTCGTCAGAGGCAAAGTTTGGAATAATTTTAATGTTGTCGGCAGAGTCGCCAATCTTTTCAAAAAAATCAATATAAGAAGGCGCTCTTTCGATTTCGCTTGGGTGGTGTCCTACTGGCTGGTTATTAACGATATATGGCATATAACCATTATACACTACAAAATAATCTTTAAAGTTCGGCGCAAAATAGAAGTAGTAAACCTTAATATGCCCTAGACGGGCACTAGCGGTTAGCGTCTTCTCTTTGCATTAACACACCAGATGTTGCCATCAGGCATGGTTTGATGTGCATTCCAAAACCACTCTGATTCCTTAGACAAACCACACACCTTGCATGTCATTGGCGATGTCTTTTCTTGTTACCATAGCGAGCCTTAACCTCAGCCTTAGCCTGATTAACTATGGCGTTCGTAATGTCTTCTAAATTAAACTCTTGGTCAAACTCTGCTTCGTTCATTCTTATACCCTTCGCTAATACCGTTGGCAATCCCCTTAAGTCCATTATACACAAGGAATGCCAGTATTGCAATAGGTCCTGCTGCAGCAATGATGATAGACATAATAATAAATATTCCTAATAGGATTGCGTCTATCCCGCCAAAGATTTTTAGTTCTTCTTTAATAAGGTTTTTTAATGTATACCTAAATACAAACAACGAACAGATAAGCCATAATATTTTAACTATCACTTCAACTCCTTCTCAATTGCCTGAATGGTTTCACATGGGTATTCTTGTGTAAAACCATTACCTGAACAATCACTGCATTGTTCTGCATATAATGGATTGTCTTCTCCGTCATACCCACCACTCCATTGCATAACTGGTTTATGCAGTTCAATTACTGCACGAAATGCTCTCCATTCTTTATTTCCAAGCATTGCTTCATCATCTATCTTTTTCAGCAACTCATCGTGTGTCATAAGTCCTCATTCGCATTAAAGTCAGACCATACAGGATCACTTTCTGCAATTATTTCATGTGTTAAGTCCATAACACCAACAAGTGTTGGACCAGTGCATCCACCTAATTGCTCATCTCCACGCCAAACATCAGACTCCCAGCCATTTGTTTTACGGTAGATATAAATAGTAACGGCATCACTCATGTGTAATCCTTCTCAATAATTAAATACCAATGTATGAAAGTAATACTCAGTGATTTTTCTCTTGGGTAGAACTCAATCGCAAAACCCCAGCCATCACAGACACCACCCTTTAACCAACCTTTTGTAAAGTATCTCATGCTCGTGCCGTTTTTTCAAGGTAGTGAATCACATCACAATCTATATCACAAAGATCTAAAGAGATAATGTCTGCCACAATGTCTGATCTAATTGAGTTCATCACTGCTCTGGTGATTTGTTGTTCAATATCTAACTCAAGATTAACATACTTAACCCATGGTCTGCGTAATGTATATGGTCCTATTTTCATATATCTATCATATCACTAAGACCCTTAGTTACGCAAGTCTAAAGGGTTAATACTTTCAATACATGTCATAACAGCCTTAGCCCAATTCTTAGCCCCTGGATATTCCATGTTAGAAGTTACACCACGATTGGCATGCTTGTACCAAGTAATAACTAAACCATTTTTCTTATATACAAAGTTTGGTGGACATCCATCTGGATGAGGACCTTCATATTCTTCCCAGCCTGAATCACACCAGCAATAGGGACGCATTTCAAATACATCATTAACAAATTCTGGATCACCAGAGTTTGATGTTAGAAGGTTTGAGTATCCATATTTTCCATATTTATCTCCACGGTGCTCAGCAATAACTTCTGCAATCAAATTAAGACCTTCTGTAGCCCAATTAGCCTCATAAGTCTGTACGGGGGTATTACTAAGTAGCATTTGTCCTAATTCCATTTTAAATACCTTTTCTTTTCTTGCACCTTGCACACCAAATTCTATCTGAATTAGTAGAACCAACTATCATATGGTCACCTCTTTTGCACATCCTGTCTCCCCGCCATTTTAGATATTTTGAGGGGATATACGGAAGGGCATACCACCATATCCATAGTTTAAGTTTATGAATCACTTCAACTCCTTTTCAATAGCCTGAATAGTTGGACAAGGATAAAGTTCATCGCATAAACGGCATCCAATTATTTTAGTTCCATTTAACCACTTGAACCAACTTTCAATAACACCTCGTTCAGGCTTATGCAATTCCACTACTGCACGAAGGGCATTTTTGTGTAAATGAAAATTATCTGTGTCAAACCAATAATCTATTTTTGCTAACAATTCATCGTGTGTCATTATCTACTCTTTCTAAGTTATATATGCCTTGAAATAATAGCCAGGTAAGTGGGAATGCTAATAGAACTATAAAACTAATACCAAATACTGGCGAGATCAAAGCAGTCACTGCCATCCCCTTAAGCATTCCTTTTGTTAAATCTTTATCGTGTACCATTAGTATCCTCCAAGACACTCGTTGCGGGTATGAAACAATCTAATCTTTGTCATAATTTTGCGGGATGGAGCAAACAAGTCTTCCTTACAGGTAGAGCAATTATAAGACCATTCGCCAGAAAAGAAGTCGTGGACATAGCCCTTATAGTTCTTATACTTGTTGGCTACAAAGGTTTGAAATGGGTCAGGTATTTCCATGTTTATCATATACATAGTCTATCAAACCTTGATCAATCTTTCAACATGTGTTGGCCAATAATATAAACACTTATCGCAGCAAGGATTGGCGGTATTGGATTTAAAAGAACGATAAAGCACAGGGTCCTTACGATAAAGGTTAGCCTTATGGCTTTCAACAACACGAAGAACATGCTCTGGCTTTTGCCAAACAGGGGTAATGGTGCCCCACATATTGCTAAAGTTACGCTTTAGGGTTTTAAGGTTTAGGACATTCTTCTCAGTCCTGATGCCACGCCAGTCTGCTTCGTAAACCATATGATCGATATAGTCCATGAGGTGGGACTCAGAGTTTTTCCACATAAGAACTGCTGGATGGTTACGCCAAGCACCAGACTCAGATGCGCCAGATAGAATCTTGAGAATTTGGTAGCCTTCTAATATTTGTTTGTTTAGGCGCTTATTGTCTAGGGTTTGGGCAGAGTACTCGTAATCTGATGATGGCAGAAATGTTTGCATGTATCAAGTATAGCGATTTTGGCGGGGGAAGTCAAGTATAATAGACTAATGACCCTATTATATATACTATACAGTCCTGTGTATAAGGCTGTCAAAATAGGTATATCAGATGTGTCAGGTAGAAGGTTTGCAAGCCATAGGACCAAGGGTTGGATATTGATCAAGTATTGGGCGTTTTCGCAACGGGATCGAGCAAGAGCCGTAGAAACCCTAGTAGTAAATACACTCACTAAGAAGCATGGCTATTTCCTAGATAAAGCAGATATGCCACAAGGCGGTTACACGGAGACATTTGATGCGTCGAAGATAACCAGAAAAGGTTTGATCCGTATGGTCAATAGGGCTATAAAGGACCTATCGTAATCTTTATTTGCCCTGGCATTTTGGACACTGCTTCGTAATCTCTTTTGTGCCATAGGGTACCTGATACATACCCCCACAGTTGAAGCATAGAACATTTAGCATAATTACAGTATACCAGGAACTTCTATGCACTTGGCAAGTAATGTGTTATAGAATCTATACATTTGTGTAAGGTCTAGGCCTAGGACATATTCCTTTATCTGGTCATACTCCTGAACCCTTTTGCTAGATAGGATATGGTTATGCTCTGTATAGTCTCTTAGGCGGTTATCCACATACTCATGGTTTGTTATCTCAAGCCCTATCCTATCGCATACAGCCTTTGTTGTCTCAAATGGAAAATCTACTAGGGTCCTATAGTCTATGACGATATCAAACCTATTGGCTATAGCCATGTCGTCTATGCCAGATAGATAACTGTTGAAGTTGGTTAGTACGGTTTCTTGCCATTGTTTGGTTTGGATTTTGTCTATGATGGTTTTGTCAAAGAATGATCTCATGGTTAGTTCTGATGTCATAAGTTCTATAGGGTCTCTTACTATTGTTATCATTTTGTTACTTTGTACCCTGTGAAATCTTTGGACAAGGACTCCTGTGTGTTGGAATATTCTGTCTTGAAAGTAGTTAGACCCAACCCTAGGTAGGGTGACTATTGAGTAGTCGTGGATCATTTTGGAATACTGCATGTGTTAATTCTATCACAGTTATCCACAACCAATAGGCTAGAAATGTCATAGTTATCCACAAGTTATCCACAGATAAATGTTACTGATTATTTAAATAGATAGGGTAGAAGTGGAGTGAAGTGGAGGATAGTGGAGTAGGGAGCCCTATACCATAAGGCGTTCGTAATGTCAAACCGAAAAACCTTCCTATCCCCAAACCTTCATAGCGGGATTATAGCGCAAACCTTCATATCTGTCAAACCTTGATATGCATGGTTTGGGCATTATACATCGTAAACGATGGTTTGTCAAGCCCATTTTATGCAAAAAAAATATCCCCAAACCAGGGGAAAATTTGCCAATATCGTAATGTTTTTTAATAAAACTATTATGGTTTTTCTAGAAACCAAGGAGAAATGGTTTGTTATTCTATAGGGGGTAGAAGTTATATGGTTTGGTCTTGATCCCCTGGGATTTCGCCCTCGGCGAAGCGGCCTGTGGCCTGCTCAATCTCACGGTCCCTCAAAAAATCGGGGGTAAATGAAAAGAAATTAGACAAACCAACCTTATGAGTAATAGAGACAAAGGTATTCCAAACCTGGTCTTCTCCTTTTCGATATGCAATAGGATCTGATTGTCTAAGGTTTGATAAATGTCTTGGACTCATAATATAATTATAACATGGTTTGACAAACCTGGTTTGATATGGTATAAGTTCAGCAGGGGGAAAGTTTTGAGGGTTCGTAATGTCTTGGTTTGGGGATTTTTTGGTTTGGATCGTAATGTCTTTTGGAAATGAGGTTTGACAAATTGATCAAAATATGTCACGTGGGCCCTTTCGGGCAGGACTAGTCGTCCTCTAACAAATCTTGAATATCTTCAAACCCTTCATCCTCAATTCCCAAACCTTCAATAAACAAATCCCATGTTTCGTTTACATACTGTTCAAGTGTTGGTGTGTGATTGATGATACCCTCGGCAAATGCGAAAGCAAGTGGCAAACCTAAATCGTTATAAATAAAGAAATCAATCCACTCATCTTCAGCCTTGTAGTTAATCCACAGTTGCCCCAAGATGAAAGCCTTGTTCTCAAAGGTTGTTGTAAGCATAGTTTGTACCTTCCTTAGTTTCTTTTGCTGACTCTGCAATTGTCTGTAATCGGTTATAGACTACATAAGGTTGGGACTTGGCTAAGTATTCCCCGACCAATTCCAAATCAACACGAAGGTCTGAAACCATGTTACCAATTCTGTTGGCAACCTTTTCTTCTTCTGTGACTCGTCTGCTTATTCGCATAGTTCTCCCTTGTATCTATTGTATCAAAAAGTGGGGGAAAGAGCAAGCCCCACGCCTGCCCTTCCCACCCTATTAATCTAGAGGACCCAATCTCTAGACTTGCTCAACTAAACTTGGTGCGTATGCTGCTATGAAATTATTCCAGTTGACATGTGTGCTGGAGCCCACCTCATAAACAGTCTTATTCCAAAAGTCGATGACTACAGTGGTATCGCCTAATTCATAGTTAGGGCCGTTAACTGCATAAATTCCAAAGCCTGTTTCTTCTAGGACTGAATCCTGAATAAGATAACTAATCATCATGCGGGTAGCATATGAGTCATCAATCCATCTAGGCTTAGCATGCTGCAGGGCCATTGCTATGTCCCGCTGCCATTCAGTCTCACCCCAGTGGCTGTAGAGTACAACTGCAGGTCGAGTGTCTGACTCTTTAAATATAAAGTTGATCCTTGCTCCCATTATTACTCTCCTAACAATACATCATTGAAATCGATTACCGCTAGAACAACACGGCCTTCACTATCTAACTGAACATAAACAGGGTATTGACCATCGCCATAGCCTGTGCTCATAGCAACAGCAAGACCGCCGCCAATCTGTCCGTAGTTATCTCTAATTGTAGTAGCGGACACACCTTGGTAGCAATACTGACCTTCCTTGCCTTCGGGGTTCCACTCCTCGCCCACATTGTTGTCCCAGCCATCTAGATAGCAAGGGTCACCAATCATTATCTGTCCTGAATCAACTCCAATGTGTCCTGCTAAGACAACATTATCGAAACTATCAATTGCCATTATTTCTCCAATCCTACTAGGGTCATTTCTTCAAGTGTAGCACATTCGGGACATTTTTGCAAGTCCTCATCATCAAATGCATCTCTGATTATATTATCAGGGTCCTCAAACTCAGCGCTACAGTTTTCACAGTAGAACCAGTTATAACTGACACGGATTTGAATGGTCGTGTCAGGTGGGCATGGTACTTCAGTAATAAAGTATCCTAATCTGTTTACAAATCCCCAGCCAGACCAGATATATGAACCACCGTCGTCGCCATCCCCATACATCCAGATTTTGGCGGGGTCCTGAGACTTAACAAACTCTACCTCATCGCCATAGGTTTCAAACATAATGCCACCATCACCATTGTCGAATGAAGCATGTTCATCTATATGATTAATGATTGGCTTGTAGGTATCAACCCACTCATCAAAATCCATTTCAATAAAGTTATCCATTGTTCTTTATCCTGTCACTGATAGCAAAGGCTAGTTGATATGTAAGAGCATAGACACTAGACAAAGCGTCCATGTATCCTTCATTATATAAGCGCTCTACTGTATCGTCATACTCCTCATCAGAGCCAAGTTCATTAGAGTTCTCCAGCAGAGGCACGAGTATCTTCTCACACTCATACATCATATTCTTAAGTTCGCCATGGAGGATATCAGTTCCTGATTCCCCTAGGTCTACGAGTTTTTGCAGTCTTGGGTCTAGTTGTGTCGTTTCCATAATTATATTCTACCCTCTGCCACTGACAAAAGATGTTTGGTAGCATAGATTTGTCCCTCGATATCTACCACATGGATAGACGAAGGGTTTTCTTCAAGGTCTTGTTCAAGACTGATTAGGTGCAGTTTAATGTATTCGATAAATGTGTTTAGGTCCATATATTAATTATAGGGGTTCGTATTGATTTTTACAACTGTACGGGGTGTGACCTTGCTCACATCTGTGATGATCGGAGCATAGGCCTCTTCATAACTAATATAGTTTAACTTCCTGCCACAGGCACAGGTCATCTCCACTACCCCCAGGGGAAAGCCAAAGCCATCCCTGGCAGTAAACTCTACAAGAGCGTCACACTCTTCAGGATCACAGACAAAGGTATACTTGCTCCACATACTACTCCTCCAACTTCATTCGGACAATATCGTAGGCATCAATAGCCCCTGCACAGTAGTCGTCCATCTCATAGTCACCCTCGCCCTGGTACTCATCACGAAGCAGGGTTAGTTCATCAATACGACCTTTAACAAAATCTAATAAATCCATTAGTCAAAGTACCCTTCTGCCCATAGGCCTTCAAGAAACTCCTTAGTTCTACTTAAGTTTCCATGTAGCCAAGGGTCATTTGTATCATCTACCAAAAGTAGAGCGGTAGCAATAGATTCAATCATAGTATCTAAATCTTCTTTAGTATAACCTAGCATTAGTTCTCCTCATCCCACCAGTATTTGACTATTGTATTTAGGGTAGTGTGGATGTTACAATCACAATCCCCACCGTTCATATTTTCCATATATTCGAGATGTGCCTCATTGTCCATGTACATCTCATTAACTAATTCATCAATCGTTCTCATTGTTTGGGTCATGTTAGATATTTCTTTCACTTGAGTGGTCGTCATCTGTACAACAATCATAGCAAACTTCATCGTTGTGGTCAATACAACGATTATGGTCTACTTCCATTTCTCTATCACAGAGTAGGCATTGGAACTGTTCTTGGGCTAGGTCTATCATAGTGGGGTCTGCTTTCGTTTTTGGGTATACCTAAGTATGACAGATATTCGGGAAAATGTCAAGTCTATCGTAATTAATTTTTGGTTTGACATTTTGGGGATTTTTGTGATCCATCGTAATTTAATTTAAGATTGACATTTTATGTCCGATTTGTCTGGTTTGTCCCACGTGGCATTTTTATGCATTGCGTTGCATATTTATTAATTGCGATCCGTACGGGACTTGAACCCGTGACCTCTACCGTGACAGGGTAGCGAACTAACCAACTATTCTAACGGACCGTGTGAGCAGTTTTAAATCATGCTCAGGATTTAATTGTATCAGATGCTATGCAAGTTGCATAACATTCTGCACAACTTTCAGCAAGCGATTCTTTTCTGCGTTAATTGCAGGGTCAAAACCAGATGCAGATGCAAGAATGGATTCGTTAGAACCACCACGAGCAGAGCGGTACCAATCAAGGCGCTCAGTTAAAGCATTGAAAGCGCCCCATGCAGAGCCAGCAATCATGCCGTTAAATTCGCCTGTGTAGATGTCGTTGATAACATCGACCTTGTTTTCCCACTTCTTGAAAGCGCCCTTAGAATCCTTTTCAGGCTTTGGGTATGCAGCAAGAATGATGTCGTTAAATTGCTTAGCATTGACTTCTTTCTCGAACATGGCTTTTGCCATGATGTCGAACTCGTCCATGTATGCATTAGCAAGACCAAGAGTCTCACGAGCAATTTGCACCTTGCCTGATGCAGTTTGCGTATGGCGAATCTTGAATGATTGCTTGATGCCCTTATTCTTCTTACGACCTACGCCACCAAGAGCAAGGTTAAGAGTGTTAGCGCATACAACACGAACAGGGGTAATAGATGCTTGAATAGCGATTGAGCCATCATGTGATGTGTTGATGAGCAAATAAGTCTTTACCTTATCTGCAACACCGCTAGGGTCAAGAACAGTTTCACGCTCTAGTGCAAGAGAGCCGAATACTACACGACCACCCTTGATTGAGCCAGCAGTTTCCCAACGACCTCCGCCGTCAAGAATGTTATCACCGAATGAAAACAAATCTTCATTCTGCATTACATGATAGCGCTCACCAACGACACCAAGAATGTCGGTCTGAGTGTTATCAGTAGGATTAGTACGCAAAACATACTGATAGTTTTTGTCGCTTGTTAGATGTGAGGGGGTTTCCAAATCTTCCAGACGAACATTCCAACCATTGAGGTTTGCAGCCTCTAGCATTTCTGCAGTTGTTTTTTCTTCTGTAAATACGGTACCCAATCCATGCCAAGCAGGTTCACGGAAAGATGCGAAAGATGTCTTACCGTTTTGAATTTCTAGGTCATGTGCCATGAGTTTTCTCCTTTTGTTGTTGTTAATACAATCATACACCCACCCACCGACAAATGCAAATCGGGATAGTTAGATATGGGGTAAATCGGACATTTTTTTAATGTGTCGTAATTCACATGTGATCTTGATCATGTGGATAACCTGTGGATAAACCCCACGTGAAATTTTTACGGGGATTTAGAGTGAGCAGTTTACTTAGACATGCTCAGGTCCGTATTAGTAGCCCCCTACTAAATCTCTACTCTATCAATTGAGGATGAAAGATAAGTGATGTTATCTGAATTGTAATCGACGGTATCAAAATCGATATCGTGAATTGCATTCTGTGCATCTTCTTCAGTGCGAGCATTAACAGTGACTGAGTACATTACTGTGACTTCAACTTCGAATTCTTTTGTTAACTCAAAGCCCATGATTTCAGCAATTTCTTCTGCTTCTGTTTCGTTAATTGAACCTTGCTCTAATGCGGCCAAGGTCCACTCTTGCATTGATTCAACCATACGGTTACGGTCTGCAGAATCTGCATATGAGCGCTGGGTTACCTTTTGAATGTGCTCTTCAAGTTGAGCAATGCGGTTTTTGTTTTCTACTAGTTGAGACTCAAGAAATTCTCTCGTCATGTAGTGATTGTCTACTATTGTTACTTGGTCCATGGGGGCCTCTTTCTGTTAGTTGTTTAAATTAATTATACTGGGTACCGCCGACATTTGTCAAGGGCCCTTGCGGGGAGCAGTTTTGGCTCATACTCAGGAGGTCTGCGTCTTTAGGTCGGCAGTAACCTTGCTCTATAGTATTTCTATGATCGCCCTAATCAGCCTGGCGAATACTGTCACCCAGGGGACGCTTGCTATAAATAGCGTGGAACGCAGGGATTGAGTAGAGCAGTTTAGCGACATACTCAGGTCGTTGATTTATTTAGAGATAACGAGCAACCGCATTGTAAGTGCTGGTGCTAACTACTTCCTCGTCCGTCATCTTTAGGATACGGATTGCGTTAGACATTTCCTCTTTCATTTCTGTATAGGTGTGTCGGTGTAGTTGCTCAAAGTTGCGCTCAGGCTCAGCAGGAAACTCCTTGTCTGAACCCACAATGTCGAAATCAACACTGAGTGTCTTGTTCCAAGTGCGATAGTTTGTTCTGATGTTTTCTGCCTTTGAGAAATTAGCAATAGCGAAATCTGCTAGTTGCTTCTGCCAAGCCTTGTATGCTTCTTGATACTTTGCTTCGTTTTCGTCTTGTGTCTTGTAGTTAGCCTCTAGTTCTGCTAACTTTGTTTCTAGTGCGGTGATTACTCGTTGAGTAGGGATTTTTACTGAGATTGCTTTTCCTCTTGCCATTGGGTCTGTTCCTTTTCTGATAGTTGGGGGGTTGAGTTGAGCAGTTTTACAACTTACTCAGGTTGTCCCACTCTATTTATTTAGACACGCATTTCTGTGGGGCGTGTTTTTTGTTTTGGCATTATTGCCAAACTTACTTAGCCGTCCAAGTTGTGTAACGAGCCTTGCCATCTACATCTAACTTTACACGAACATTTCCGTTAGCCTGTGGGTTAATCTCTGTGATTACTCCTGTGACCTTTGACTTCTGTGTTGTGAAAGTGTCGCCTACCTTGTATGTTGCTGTTGCTACTGCCATTTGTTTATTTCCTTTTCTGTTAGAGGGTTGTTATTTCGTTATACCTAAGTATAACATTTTGGGGATAAAAATGTCAAATCCATTTCTGACATTTCTCACATTTTGAGATTACTTAGATGTCTTGACCATAGCCAAGCGACGAGAGCCGTTTGCTAGAACTAGACTAACTCTGGTAACCTTATTAGACATTGGTGTAAAACCTGCGATACGACCTGTAACGCCTGTCTTGCTTGTTGTGAATAAATCACCAATCTGGTAAGTGTATCCGTGAAGTGTCATTTGGGTCTTGCCTTTCGTTGTGGGGGTTAATTGCTTATAGTATAAGTCTAGCAGAAAAATGTCAGAAATACCAATTCTGGGGAGGTTTTGGGGTGTGTCCTTAATCACATCTTAAAGGCGTGTCGAAACTTGACAAATTAGATTTTGCCGACGTGGCCCCTTTCGGGATCATTGCAAGAAAAATAAAAAAAGCAAACACCAAAAGAAAAATATAACTTGTGTTGTGCTCATCTCATCTCATTTCTTAGTTGCAGAAAAAATTATGTCACTCTTAGAGTATACACAAAGTGAGCAAGAAACGCAAGCGCTACCTGCTTGAGATATTAGTTTAATTTGTTTATTATTCTCAGGACACTTTGCAGCAGGCTTACCAATCATTTCTTTAACATCTGCTTGACCAATAGCAAAATTCTTAGCAAGATATGCCATGCGAACACCGCTATTAATTTTTAGATCTACCGCTGTTTTTACATTCTCACTATCTGCAGAGAAGTACAATGAAAGATTAGATACATCCTTAAGAATAATCGCAGCACTCTTCACACGAGTGTATACCCAGAATTGAACATCCTCATGGTTATTGATAACGACTTTCCATGCATATGCATATGTATCGTTAAAGAAATCGCCGTCCCAGTGGATACGGAATAACTTAGGTGCGTCTTTCTTTTCACAATCATTCTTGAAATCAACAATCATTTCATTAAGTAGGCGGACCATAGTCTCACCGTCTGCGTCTTTTAGCAGGGACCAATTGTGAAGAAGGTTAACCTTTACGGTAGGGAATACCTTTTCTAGTTTACCTGCATAGCATACGCTTTCGCATACGGTAGTGGCACCAGGGCACGAGTAGGCCTTGCCTGCAGGTAGGCCGAATGTATTAGCAATGCTCGCCTGCTTGCCATTAGGGGTAACGGCGTTAGCGACTTTTCTATCTTTAGATCTTTTTAGTGTAAGTGTATTAGTAGTCAAGGCCAAGGCTCATTTCTAGTGCAATGTCTTCGTTATAGTGTGCGGACATTTCTTCAAGTAGGCAGTGTGTGCACTTTTCTTCGTAGTCATCTACTGCGTTTTCTTTGCATGAAGGACAGGTTGTTGCATAGTATGCGTCTAGGTATTCATCATTTTCGAATGTCATGGGGGCACGACCTTTCTTTAGTAGTTATACTTTAATTTTAGCATTTCGGACTGACATTTTCTACCCTTGCGAGTGTAAGTCTTTTTAGAAGGCACGGCAGAGGCAGCGTTGCTACGGCGCAACTCCATAAGTCTGCGTAACTCTTCAGGGCTTTTCTTTGTAGTCATAAACTAATCTTAGCACAAATGGCGAAAAAATGTCAAACCGCCTTAAAGTGATAAATATCACACTGCGACACGCCCGAATGCGGGACGTGCATTTTTATGCGGGGAAGTGCATAAAAATACTTGTAACTACTCTTCTTCTTCAATAAATACATACAACGGAATTGAATCGGTGTAACTGTATTGTGTAAACTCTCTTTCACCAAATTCATTTTCTGTCTGTATGTCGTAGTTATCTCCTGTCGAATCACTTTCAATAAAAGTAACTTCAACAATATCATCACCAACTTTAATTAAATCACCAATCATTAATTGGTCTGGTGTTAAGTTATCTGCGTGGATCAATTCCATGCTTTCCATTGTATCAGACATTTAGTCCTCCCAATCAGGTAGCCAAAAAGATAGGTGGTGCTGGTCTACAATTGCTCTTGCAGGTGCGTGAGTCATTCCTTTATATAGAATCTGAAAGTCACCAACCATAGGCATAGAAATCATTCGCTCATAGTCCTCATCATAGTAAGCGTCAATAGCCTCAATGCAAGGTTTTACCATTTCTGCGGGGACAGGTGGGTAGTGATTACCCTGCAGGTGATATAGCAATTGTGTTTCTAAATCTAACACTTCATCTTGTATTCCTAGTGCTGTTACGCTTCCCATATTAGTATGCTCCTTCTAGTAGTTCTGGGGTTAAGTCTAGTGCATATACGCACTCTTGGCAAATTGGTCGCTCAAATCGAGAATCAAACTTATCATAGTCTAAGTTCTCATAACACTCTTCGCAATAGGTTAAGTCGCTCACTTAACTACCACCCTTCCGTCTCGATAGAATAACTTAGTGTAACACTTTCCTGTTGGAGTGTAAAGATTAACTGTGCGATATTCTTCAGCCATGCCCCAATCAGTAAATAGGAAGAAGTTTTCCCATGCACCAAATTCGTTCTCATAGCGTTGTGTCCAATGTGGCTCATTACTATCATATGCGCTAGTGATTACATATTCATATTCCATTATTCTGCCTCTTTCGTTGTAAATAGTGCGCCTTCATTAAGCAAGCCAACCTCTAGTGTAAATAATTCATCGGGGGTTGCATTATCTAAGTCTACCCAACCTGCACCGTTTTCGTCAATTCTAAAAATCTCAATGTATCCCATTAGTGTTGTTCCTCGCAATCTGTTGAGTAATCAAACTCGCAAAAATAGCAACCCATAGACTCTCCATGAGCCTTGCATACATACTTAAATTGTGACTCATCACAACAAAAGCGTTGTTCATCTTTGATTAAATAAAAATCAGTTTCGTCAATGTATTCTTTTATCATTACTCACCAACCTTAATTGCGATAGTCGCAAACTTGTTTCGCAAACTGCGAGTGTTAATTTCGATTAGGTATGCTTCGGTATTATCGCCATACCAAATTTCTGTTCTTGGTCGAGCAGAAACAATTTCGCCCTCAAAGTTACGATTACGGGAAGTGTAAATTTTTCCTACTAGTAGGTTTTCGATAGTGTATAGTTTAGTAGCCATAGGGGGGCGACCTTCTTTCTTTAATTAACTTGATACTACTATCCTAGCCTATGCCACCGACATTTATCTACCTACTGGCGAGTAAATCCAAATAATGAGACGCTCAAGTCATGTGATAAAAATCACAAAATCTCGGGCGTGTCGCAAATTGCATCTTAAACACCTGTGGATAAACCTGTGGATAAGTTCCACGTCAAAATTTTGAGCAGTTTTCAATCTTGCTCAGGATCACGATTTACTTTTGAAAATCGTTTTTTAATTCTTGCAAATCTTCTTTTAGCATTGGCAACATCATGCGGAATAAAATAAAAACGCTACCCGCTAAAAATAGTTGAACAATTGTTGTTAGTAGTCTACTCATTGCAAGCCTCCATAAATTTTTCCATTTTGAAATTTGGATTATCTTCTGCGAACCAAAACGCAAAATCATCAATCAAAACATCTAATCGGCAGTGTTCGCCTTTCGAATGCTTTGAAATAATTCTAGCAACCTCTACATAGTCTTTGCGAGTCATCATTACTGGACCACCTTTAGAATTGCATAGGAACCGTTTTCATTTATTTCGTTAATTGTTGGAAGTAGCGCAGGCACGAGCAGGTCCTTTAGCATTCCTTCAAGCATTGCAACCAACTCTGAGTGAGGCAGTGCAAGGGCCTGTTGTGCAACTGGATGAGTTTCGTCAAATTCTGTAACGAAGTTTAGAGAGTGTTTAATTTCTACCATTTTTTATTTCCTATTCTTTAGTTTGCTTCGGGTGTATTAAATAAAAAGAAATCTTGCTCAGCACCAAAATCACAATCGCAAGTTTCGACATCATAGTCATCGCCATTACCGAAAAAAAGTAAACCTGTTGAGTTGCACTCATCGCAGGGGATAGTTAAGACGGAGTTTATCATTTATAGAACCGCCTTTCCTCTTAGTGTTCCGCTAATACCGAGAGAGTCGCAAGCGACTTTAACAGATACGCCAACAGGTAATTGTGTTGGGTAAGTTGAGAGGAATTGAGCAACCGCACCTCTAGAAGGGAGAGCGATTTTTTTAGTAGAACCGTTAAAGGTTTCGAGTGTTATAGTGTAAGTCATTTTGACTACCTTTCTTTAAGTTGATAAGACTATCCTATCAGAGGGCACCGACAAATTGGGCACTTATTTGCTTAGGCTCACTGTGATACTGGTCACATTTATTTGCTAAGGCTCATTGCTTATTTATCTTTATTTAATTGTTTATAGTAACTATACTAGCAGATAAATCTCAAAAAGTCAAATCGACACGCCGTAAATTGGGAAAATAATCGTGTGACCTTAAACACATTAGTTATCCACACCCTGTGGAAAACGCCACGTGCAATTTTTGCAGAGTTTTTATTTCTGCAAAATTGTTTTTATTTATTTTATTTTTTCTAAAAGTTTTTCTAACTCTTTTAGTTGTTCTAAGTTTAGATGATCCAAATTAATTGCATCGCTAAATCCAAATAAATCTTTTTCCATTTACTCAACCTCAATCTGTCGATAGTCAATCACATGAAAGTCTAATTGTCTTTCTAGTGGCATAGCCTTTAGCCATGAATAAGCAGACTCAAAATCATCTGCCTCTACATCTACAAATAACTCAAAATTAAAAATTGGCATTAGTTAGCCTCCTCTACATGAAAAGCGTTAAACTTTTCGATTTCGTTTTCGCTAAGCGGGTATAGCGATTTGTTAAGGGCGAACACCGCTCTCATTTCATCTTCTGCCTCTACGACATAAGAAATAAGTACATTGTATTTAGTCATTATTTGACCTCCTTGTATAGATAGTCCCAAGCCTTACGGCACATTAGAATTGATTGGCAATTATCGCAACAGATAACGCCATGAGGGTTAAGGTCAAAGTCATAGACATCAACCATAGCGGTAGTTGCCCCGCATACGGAGGGCATTGGTGCAAAAGTACTCACTTAGACACCTTCCAATCTGTCCACATAGGTAGACGCTCTGGGTCGGTATCGTTATACCAACGCTCAATGTTATTTTCACACACTTCGCAAAAAGTGAATTGGTCATCTCCTACTTCGGAGATAGCAGACTTATTAGGGGTATGCTCTACGCATACTGTTGTTTTTTCTAGTGTTATCATTTTGATAACCTTTCTTTAAGGGGCTTACTTCTTTTTCAACCTTGTATACATACAAGTGTAGCATGGGGGTACGACAAATTGAGGGGTATAAATGGGATAATTCGGACATTGTGAGGTAGGTCACATGAGAGGTAGGTCACATTTTTAGGGGGAATTATAACATTTCCGTAACAATGCTAGTTTTATCGGTGTGTCGACTTGACAAATGGGCGACGTGGCGATGTCCGATATGTCCGATTTGGTATGTGGTCTAAATCACATGCGACACGCCGTGTTTGGACTTGACTTTTTGGGTTATGTGTGCTAGTATTACTACTATAAGAATTAAAAAAGAAAGGTAGTCAAAAATGATTACACTAGATAAAAACTACATCAAGTCCTCTAAGTATGGACAGTATAACTTAGAACAGCGAATTGTTATCGCTGCTGAAAAGGTAGCCAATGGCGAATTAGTATCCTTTAGAGGTGCTTCTGCTGATACCTACAATAAGGTTATCGCTCTTGCTAATCGCATTAAGCAAGATAGAGAATTCCCACAGTGTCCTTGTGAGGAGTGTATCTAATGGAAATTTTTATGTGCTATCACTGCGACACATTAGGTATCGTTGAATTCGACGGTACAACAATCAAGATTAAGTCATGCGAATGTATTAGGAGAATAAATAAATGAAAGTTACATTAACAAGTACATCAGGTGCTACAAAGCAAATGAATTTCGATACTAAGGAACATCTACTAGAGTTTATTGAATTATACAAGGACACCCTGCACATAGGTCAAGCAGTTTGTATTGATGCCCCACTAGTCGGAATTCACAGCGGGTGGGTACAGGGTAGAGCACCCAAAATGTAGTGCATGGTGCATGCAAGATCGATAGTGTGTCTATTATGGGCGCACTATTTTTTTGTATGTAGGTTTTGTATAGCATGTATCGTACATCTGAACAAAATATTCCAATTTACTCCAATTTAGAAATCTGACAACAAATCTGAAACCTGGTATACTTAAATCATGAGAAAACAATACACTAGGGTCCAATACGATGAAAATGGCTTAAAGCAATGCACAAATTGCCAGGAATACAAAGAGACACCTAACTTCCATAAATACTCTAAGGCTCAAGATGGTTTGAAACCTTGGTGTAAGGCTTGTGTGAGAGAATATGACTTGGCAGAAGATGATCCAAAAAGAGTTATGCCTAGAAAAAAGAAGGGGGAATTAATTCATTGTCGCAGATGCGAACAGTATCTAGATAAATCCAACTTTTGGGGGCAATCAACATATTGTCGTCCATGCAAAGAGTATGTTGGCGTAAACTCTAACCTTAAAAAGAAAAACCTGACTTTAGAAAAATATTCAGAACTAGAAAAATCCCAAAATGGGGTTTGCAAAATTTGCGGGAAGACAGATTATAAGCGCCTATCAGTAGATCATGACCATGCATGCTGTCCTGGTGAAAAGACTTGCGGTAAGTGCACAAGAGGTTTGTTATGCTCTAGATGCAATAGAGCGCTTGGCTCGGTAAATGACGATGTAAGACTACTGCAAAATATGATAGAATATTTAAATGGGAATCTTAGATAATCTAGAAAACGCCTGGGACGATAATTTTGACTCAGAGCCAATTGCCGACTGGTGCACAACAGGTACTCCTCAATTTGAGTCAAGCCCTATCGTAGAAACCGACTCTATGGGCAGAGAAAAGTTTTGGGAAGATTTAGGTAGGCCAGAAGAGCCAAACCTGGCTGTAAAATTATTTTCAGAAACCTGCTGCAGCGATTGCGCTTGTTCTAAATAATTTTTTCAGTTTTGAGGGAAAGCGCCCTTATTCTCAAGACTTCTATAAATCAAATCAAACATGTGATCAAGTGCTGGACGCTGGCCTGAAATATTTTTTTCAATTTCTTCATCAGACATTCCGCTCTTCATCATCCAATCAATATTATAAATATTTACTGTATCGATCATTGTCTCGATAATTTCTTCTCTTGTCATACCCATTCCTTTTCTTGGTCATATGTAACAGAATATTCTCCTGTAAAAATCTCTGCATATGAGATTATATCTCTATTATACCTTATAAGGGTTTCTATGCCAACTTTGTCGGATACATACTTCATACCCTGGACTAATGGCTCAAACTTCATCTCCTGGGCTTCCAGGGCCTTATTAAGGGTATCCAGGTATCTTTGCTTGCCGTACCTTTTAGACACAAATGCTTGATCAACATATTCAAACCTCGCTTCTGCATCATTCTTTCTTGCAATGTCCGAATTGTCTATTATGTACTTTGTTGCAGGATGTTCCATCCGTGTAGACCAGTTTCGCATGTTATCGCTGTACTTCTCCATGTTCTTTAGAGTTGAATCAGCGAAAGCCATGCGTATAAGGTCTTGTTCGGATAGGTCAGCCTCTATTGCGAACGAAATCAAAAAAGCGGTTGCGAAAGGAAACTTGTCGCTATAT